CATGGGTTGACGGGGATCTTACTATAACAACCAATATAAACGCTGGTGCTCTGAACCTGACCGGCAACCTGAGCATGGGTGCGAAGTCAATCACGGACGCGACCAACGTGACGACTCACGCGCTGACTATGCCTGTAATGGAAACGATGACTTACACCGGAGCAGTCCCGTTCATGGCGTGGAACCCGACAAGTGGCCGGTTCGAGCAACACCCGCAAGGGACGATGGAAACCTACAGCCGGACGATAAACGTAGCGACGAACGAGAGCATTCAGGACGCTATTGATTCAATAGGCAAATATATTCCTTACGGCGTTACAGTTACAGTGTTGCTTGCCGACGGGACGCACACGATTACAAAGACGATTAACATTCAAGGGTTTTATGGTGGCGGTAGCTTAAGACTTCAATCAACAAGCACAGAGACCACAACGAACACGAGCCAGAACGCTACGATTGACGGGAGCGGTAGCGCAATTAACTTGATTAACATTAGACAATCCGAAAATATACGTATCCAAAATATTCATTTTATTGTAAATGGTGGGAGCACTTATTCCGCAGTGTCCGCAAGCGATGCAAAAACGGGCGTTACGTTATTCTATAATTTTGCAGAAGCAACCGGAGGAGCAAACGCATATGGCTGGAATACACGTGACGGTGCGTATATGTATTCCTATTCAAATGTTATAAACGGCATGGATAGAGCGATTTTTGCAGCTTGGGGCGCAAGGGGCTGGTCATATTTAGATACTGGTTCTGGGAATACCAAGGGTTATTGGTGCTCCGCATCACTAATACATTTGCGAACCACAGGATTAGGTGAAACGCAAGATACAGATGCGGGATTGATTGTAACAAGCGGTGGCGCAATTTTACCGTAAAGGAAAATCATGGACGAAAAAATTACAGACCAGAAACGAGATATTCCAGCGTTCAATACCGCACGCAAACAGGTTGATGTTAGCGGTATGGGTTTGTCAGAGCAATTTGCTTTGAGCTTCGACGACTTCCGCACGGCGATTAAACAAGAGCTTGCGGCGTTGGAGTCGCGCATAGCCAAGTTGGAGGGGACGAGGGAATGAGATACGAACTTGGTAATGCTATGTATCACGAGCCACGTAGAGAGAGCTGGTTCGGATCACTTGTCCGGGCGTGTATGTGCCTTGCTGTGTTGTCGGTTGTGCCGGTGGTTTTGGTGGTGTTGCTTGCTCTGGCGTGGTGGATGATAAATCTTGCTGCGCCGTACATTGGATAAAGAAAAGGATGCAGCTATGAATGATGATGGTGATGTTCAGGAAATGCTGCACAACAACGGGCTTGTGCGGCGGGGGGTATGTGTGATATTGGGCGGTGGAATGATCATGTTGCTGCTGACAGCTATGACGTGGATTGCCGGAGCAGGCGGTATATTGCGAGATGTGGAAAATATAAAATCAAATCTCAAAGACACGATGGAGACTAACGCCAATCAGGAACAGCGTATAACGCGCCTTGAGGTTGTGTATGAGCGTACAGGCGAGGATATACGCGAGATCAAAACTATTTTACAACGGAAATAAACGCTGCGTCCGGGCTTGTGTAATAACAAGACCTTCAAGTATTCCCGGACGCAGCATTCTTTGGGGGATGAAATGAAAATATCGGCACCGAGATTTGGAGGCTCGGATTATATTGTGATATGCGAGAAATGCCGCACGTTGAGTATGCTTACGCTGGATGGCGATGTGGCGGAGTGCGCCGGGTGTGGGATACGTCAGGGGGCAGAGGAAATAAAACGCGAGTATAAAATGCGGATGGGCGACCAGATAAAAGACTGGCACCCGTCGGAACCAAAAAGAGGCGCAAAATGATGGGCAGACCATCCAACCGACGCGGCGACTGTTGCCCGATGTCAGGCTGTATCGCGTCAGCTATAGCGGATGCCTACTACAGAATCATGCAGGCCGAGTTGCCGGAAATAAAAATTGAGTTGCGTCGGAGCCTGCCGCACATGATACAGTCCCATTTGCGACAGGAACGAATTTGCGATGTGGCGGACTGCGTGAATCTGCGGATCGCTAACGCGGTGGTCGAGAAAGAAACAACTACATGCTGTGATAGGTTGAATCAAATGAAGGAGGATTTGATTTTGTTGTTGAACGAGAAACACGGCATAGAGAAAGGGGCGTTGCCGCATGAATGATTACGGTCGGGAACGAGGTTGGTTAACGTGGAAAAAACAGGAGAGCTATATTATGCCAGGCGAAGAAAAAAAAGAAGTTGGGTTTTTCGAGGGGCAGTTGACGAGCAAGACGAATTGGATGGTTGTTTTGGCTGTAGTAATGGCGGTGCTGAAGCAACTTGGAATTGACATTGACATCGGTGGAGTTGACCTGCCGAATTTGCCGTGGGCGTTCACCGCCGTGGTGACTGTGATTACTAAAGTGATCAAGTGGGCGTACTACAAGTTTATCCGCAAGAGCGAATAATATGCCCGGCTGGTTGAAATCAATCGTGGCCGCCGTCAAACGTCATGGCATATTCCTGTCGTGGCGTTGGCGGTGGTAATCTAGGCGTCTGGTCACAATCCCCACCTACTGCCTCCCCGGTAGGCGTGGCCAGACGCCATTTTTCTGCCCTGGAATAATTTTTTGCATTTTTTTCTCGCGCATTATCAACGACTTACGAACAATCGTAAAAATAAATGAAAAAAACTGTTGACAAACATAGCCGCTATGTTAGTATGTGGGCATGAAAAGCAACCAAACCAAAAAGGAGGGGGAAATGAGGGAGTTAGAAATCAATCACGATTACGCAGTAATTTTTGGAGTCGAGGATCAGGGTAAAATGATATATTTAGGCGGCACGCAGTGGAGGCTAGAGAGGACTGGAAAAACAGAGATCGTTGAGAGCCAGGGGACAACCGACGCCGCGAAAAAATATATCAGCCAACCAGCAGTCAGTTGCGGAACGATCCGATAAAGGTTAGATTACAACAAGACTAACATCCGGCCCGGCGAACCGGGTATAAAATAAAAAGGGGGGGGCAGGGTAATGAGGCACAAATACATATGCGAAAATTGTGAGGCCGGTCAGGATAGGACATATGTCGAGGCGATGGTGGATGCTGGGTATCGGGTGGATCAAATTGCCTGCCGCGAGTGCGGGCAGCAGGCGATTAGAAATCAGGGGAACCCCGCGGAAACGGAGAATTATAAGGGGGTGGTAAAATCAAACTGACCAAAGAGATGCGGGCGTACCTTGCGCTTATAGGAGCGAGGGGGGGGCGGGTGATGTCGCCAAGAAAGCGGGCGCACCTGAAACGGATTGCGAAACTACCGAGAAAGCAAGGGGTGGGGAATGCGTGATTTTAATGCGGGCGACACGATTGTTATCGAATCGCCGTTTCGAGTACCGTACGAGGCTGAGTTTTGTGGATGGATCGGCGAGAGCGCGGTGATATGGACAGGGAAAACGCAACTCACTGTGCCGCGAGTCTGGATACGAGAAAAACAGGTGGGCGAATGAATCACTATGAGCTGTTGATAATGCTCGCGCCGACCGCGTTGCTGGTCGCGTGGCAGGCGTGGGACGGTCTGAGAGCGTCAAGGCGGGGCGAACGGGGGTAAATGGGTATAACCGGCCCGTGAGCGGGATAAAAGCCGTTGTCGGGCATTCTAGGGGAGGTATCAATGAAGAATTGTGCGTGGTGCGGTAAACATTCGGACGGAATATGCGCCGAATGCGATAAAAATCGCGATTGGCTGTTGCAATGCGTCAGACACTCGCGTCATATCTACGAGTATGTTTCTGATCACGAGGCGGTCGAGGGAAAAAAACGCGCTGAACGTGAGAAACGTCGCAACCAAAAACCGGCATGGTATCCAGAATCCGGCGAGGGTCTGGTGGAGCAGGCGCGGAGTTACGCTGACCGCATCGCAGGCATCGAGCGTAGCATAGCCAGGTTGTCGGACGTTGTGGCACGGTTGGCGCGGGATAATTACGGAACAAAATAGGAGGGTATATGCAGGAAAACGAAATGCAGCAGGCGGTAGCAGTGATCGAGCAGCAGGCGGTTGTCAAGGTTGCGAGCGTTGCCCAACGTGGTGGAGCGTTGGCGTTGTGCAAGGCAATTAAGACGCGACGGTCGGAGGTCGTATCGTTTTTCGCCGACACGAAAAACAAGGCCCATGCCGCTTGGAAAGCGATCGTGGCGCAGGAAAAATCATTCACCGACCGGCTAGATGATGCAGAGAAAAAAATCAAGCGGGCGGTGATGGACTACGACCGGGAGCAGGAAGCTATCCGGCAGGCCGAGCAGCGACGGTTACAGGCCGAGGCGGACGAGGCAGCCCGGCGTGAGCGGGAGCGGTTAGAGAAGCAGGCGGCAAAGTTGAAAACCGAGGCCCGGCGTGAAGCGGTTTTGGAGCAGGCCGCGCAGGTGGTTGCTCCGGTGGTTCAGGTTGCGGCAGCGGCTCCGAAGGTTGAGGGGGTGTCTGTCCGTAAAATCTGGAAGGCGCGGGTTGTAGACGTGGCGAAGGTTCCGCGTGAGTTCATGGTCGTGAACGATCGGGCGTTGGACTCATACGCCAAGGCCACAAAGGGCGCGGTTCAGGTGGCCGGGGTAGAGTTCTATCAGGACGAGTCAATGGCGGTTCGATAAAGGGAGGAAACAGAAATGCAGGACAATGAAAACGCGGTGGTGGTGCGGCAGGAAACATCCGGGATGATGAGCGTGAAGCAGGTTGCCGACCGGGTGAACGCGGTGCATGAAATACTGAACAAGGTTATGAAAAAAGATACGCATTTTGGCACGGTGCCTGGGTGCGGAAACAAGATGGTATTACTCAAGCCCGGCGCGGATGTGCTGGCAATGACATTCCGGCTGGTTCCACAATTCAGGGTTGACCGTACCGACCTACCGGACGGACATCGGGAGTTAGATGTCACTTGTTCAATGTTCAACCCGTCGGGGGAATTATTGGGACAGGGTGTGGGGTCGGCGTCAACGATGGAAAAAAAGTACCGGTGGCGGAAGGACGGTCGGGGAAACAAAATCGAGAACGAGGACATTGCCGACATGTACAACACCGTGCTCAAAATCGCAAAGAAGCGGGCGCACATCGACGCCACGCTGACGGTCACCGGAGCGGCAGACCTGTTCACGCAAGATTTGATCGACGAAGACGAGGAGCAGCGTCCACCAGTTGCCATGCCGAAAGAGAAGCCGCAACCACCGAAGCAACAAACAGAACCAACAGATGATACGCTCGAAACGACCGTGACGCTGGGCGTGGTCGAAAGCAAGTCCGGGACTGGCAAAAAAGGCAACTGGACGCGGTACTACTCCAGAGCCGACGACGGCGAGTATTACAGCACGTTCTCTGATACAATCGGCGCGAAGATGCAGGAGTTGGCCGAGCTTGGCGACCCGGTTGTTATCGAATACCGGTTGGAGAAAACAGCGAAAGGCGAGAGCCGGACGGTGCTATCAGTCAAGGGGCCGGATGAAATCGAATCCTGAAATCACAATAGACGATAACCACGTCTATCGGGATTCTGCGGGGCGGGTGGTGCTGGGAGTAACCGGCATCATCCGCGCCTGCGGCCTCATGGACTCGTATGGGTGGAATGACTACACGCGGGACAGGGGGACGGCGGTTCACAAAGCAGTTGAGCTATACGAGCGCGGGACGCTGGACGAGGACAGCCTTGACCCGGTGATCCTGCCATATCTGGACGGCTGGCGGTCGTTCCGGGCGGGGACAGGGTACGAGTCAGAAACGCTGGAGCAGATCGTTTATTCGCCGCTTTATCGGTACGCCGGAACGTTGGATCAAACCGGGTTCCTCGGTCAAAAGACTTGCGTTTTAGACATCAAGACCGGCCCGGAACAGCTTTGGTGGGCGTTGCAAACGGCGGCATATAACGGCGTAGCAAAACGAGCGGAGCGGTATAGCCTGATGCTGCCGGGTGACGGCAAGTGGAAGCTGATTAAGCATGAAAATAAGAGCGACTGGCAGGTTTTTTTAGCCTGCCTGACGGTGGCGGGTTGGCGGCAGAGCGCGTAACCATACATACCAGGGGCGCGGCTGGACAACGCACAGGGGGATAATGATGACAGCGAAAGAGTTGTTGGATAGGTATGCGGCGGGGGAACGGGATCTGACCGGGGCCTATCTGACCCGTGCCGACCTGAGCGGCGCAAATCTGACCGAGGCCGACCTGTTCCGTGCCGATCTGACCGGTGCCTATCTGGCCTGTGCCGATCTGACCAGTGCCGATCTGACCAGTGCCAATCTGGCCGGTGCCAATCTGGCCGGTGCCGATCTGACCAGTGCCAATCTGGCCGGTGCCAATCTGTTCCGTGCCGATCTGACCAGCGCCAACCTGACCTGTGCCTATCTGGCCTGTGCCGATCTGACCAGTGCCGATCTGACCAGTGCCAATCTGGCCGGTGCCAATCTGTTCCGTGCCGATCTGACCAGCGCCAACCTGACCTGTGCCTATCTGGCCGGTGCCAATCTGGCCGGAACGGTGCTTGACCCGGTGAATAAGCCGAACGGCAATATCGAAGAATTCAAACGGCGGGGCAAATACGTCTATGGCTACCGCACACGTGCGGCCGGGCATATCGGAGAGTATCAGGACGGGCGTAACTACAACGCCGACTACTTTTCAACCTGCCCAGAGACCGACTGCCATCCCGGGCTGTATGTCTGGCCGACGGTTGAGCAGGCGAAAAGTTATTCCGGAGACCCGTTGATAAAAGTCCGAATCCCGGCGTGGGCGGTTCATAAGACGCCGACAAAATGGAGGTGCGTCGAGTTCTATGTAATGGGGGGTGTGAAATGAATGTCGAAACGATACAAGCGGCACTGCGGGATGGGATCGAATATAGCGAGTGTTGGTGTAGGCGGGTTCAGAATGATGGTGTGAGAGCGTCCATCGTTGAGGACATTGAGCAGTCAATCCTATTCCAGCAGAATGTTCTCGCGTCATTGGGTGGCGCGTCAAAGCAGGGTGATCTGGAGACGTTAGCGGCGCACGCCAGAAACGTAGCGATACAGATGTTGGATCGTGACGCAAATCTTGCGCGACGGTTGGATCACATATCAGACGAGATAACCGAGATGGAGGCGAAGGAGATACAGAGATGATAACGACAAGGCTAAACAGAAAACGACACCCAAAACTGTACGAAGATGTGTTTTTGCGCTGGGCGAGGGCGAAAGGTTTTCGCACGATTCGGTGCGACGGAGAGGAGGCCACTCACGCGATTGGGCTTGGAGAGTACGACCCAGCCATCGTGCGGTTTGTGGGCCGGGAGGTGTCCCGTGGATGAAGGATACGTGATCGAGCAGGCAATCGAGATGGCCCGCGAGTGCGGGGGCGTCCGCGTGTCCATGCTGCAACGCCGTCTGCGCATCGGATACGTGCAGGCGGCGCGGTGCGTGGACATTATGCAGGAACGCGGCATCATTGACGCCACGCAACTGGTCGCTCCGTTTGGGTACAAGTACATTGCAGAGGCCAACAGTGTGAATCACGTGACCTCGTGAAAAGCATGGAGCCTACTTCAGAAAGGGAAGTATGAAACCGTGGATTTTTCCGCTGATATTGATAATCCTTGACCTATGCGCGGCTGGCGTGTGGGCGACGCACGGTGACTGGCGCAAGGTCGTGTACTGGGTGGCGGCGGCGGTGCTGACGACGGTGGTTACGTTTTGACATTTCCAAAAAATAATCAAAAAAACCCCTTGACAACCTGACGCGATATGGTACGATGCGCGGCGAAAGGAATAAATGGCATGAATGAACCGAGCGACACTGATCGCATAATCAACCGCCACACGGCCCGGCTACTGACCGAGCTTGAAGAGGCAAACTGCCCGATAATCTACGTGCATGCTGTAAAATCAAAGCTGGCATGGATGCGTAGTGACCTGAACGAACTGAAAGGAACGAACGATGGAAAACGACACAACCCCTAACCGGCCACCTGCTTTCCAATTTTATCCTGACAAATGGCAATCGCATACGCGCCGATTGAGTGATAACGCCTACAGGGTTTATCACGAGATTCTATGCTGGATGTGGTTACATGCACCAGACCATTGCAGTATCCCGAAAGATTCGGATGCGATTGCCTGTTTGATTGCCATGCCATGCGACCGCATTGCGACCGCATTGCAAGAGATTCAAAATGCTCATGCTCCACTGTTGAGAGAAAGCGAGGAATGCGGCGGGAGGTATGTCAGCAACGGACTAAAAAAAGAGATAGAAAAAATGCAAGACCGTAGAAATAAAGCAGTTACGGCAGCAAACCAACGCTGGAACAAGTCTATGCGAACGCAATGCGAACGCAATGCGAACGCATCATTTGAGCAATGCTCTCCTACTCCTACTCCTACTCCTACTTCTTCTCCTACTCCTTCTCCTACTCCTACCAATAAGGGGGGGCGGTTCGTAAAACCAACGGATCAGGAAGTATCGGAATATGCCAAGTCAATAAACTTTGTCCTATCGGGTGATGATTTTGTTGATTTTTACGAATCTAAAGGCTGGCTCATCGGAAAGAATCCGATGCGTGACTGGAAAGCGGCGGTGAGGACGTGGAAATCAAAGCGAACCGCCGAAAATGAAAAGGCACAAAAACCAAAACCAAGGAACATGATATGATCCCGCGACAAGACATAATCAACGCGCACCCTATAGACCGCTATCTGGCTGCCATCGGTCACCCTGTCAACAAGGGTATGGCCTGCTGTCCGTTCCATGACGACAAATCGCCGTCAATGAGCGTGGACGTGGAAAAAGGGATATGGTTTTGTCACGGCTGCGGGTTTGGCGGTTCGGTAATTGATTTGGTCGTTCGCCAACAGGGCTTGAGCGTCAAAGAGGCTATGATCAAGCTGGCTGAGGAAGCGGGGTTACGAGAAGACCCGGAGGCGGTTCGCAAGGTGGCAACGTATGAATACAAGGATCACCACGGCCGGCCGGTAATGAAGGTTGACCGGATTGAGAAGGGCAACCGGAAGAAATTCGTCCAATACCGAGAGCAGGACGGGCAGCGGGTAAATAACGTCACCGGGGTGCAGCGTGTTCTTTACAGGATTGAGCGGTGGGGCGGCCGGGAAGAGGTCGCGCTTGTGGAGGGCGAGAAGTGTGTTCATGCCCTTGAGCGTTTGGGATGGGACGCTACCTGCAATCCTGGCGGGTCTTCGGCATGGGTTGACGCCTATGCGCTGTATCTAAAGGATAAGCACGTTGATGTTTGGCCGGATAACGACGAACCCGGCGATAAGTGGACTGCCGCTGTTTTGAAATCACTGGAGGGCAAGGTTGCGAGTTTACGGGTTGTTAGGGTGCCGTCAATCTATAACGACATCGCCGACTTGATTGACGCCCAGGGAGATGATCTTGCGGTAAAAACCATCCTGTCAATACTGCAAAAGGAGCCTAGGATTACTAGAGGTGTTGACCTGCCGTTGCTTTCAGCGGAGGAATGTTACGAGAAATACCGGGAACGAATAAACACAATCAAAGAAGATGCTGTTGATTTAGGCAAATGGCTGCCGTCTTTGAGGCATCATGCGCGGGTATTACTTCCCGGCGACTTGGCTGTTTTTCTATCGGATACCGGCGTTGGAAAAACTGCCGCGCTCTTGAATATGGCATACAGTCAGCGGCCATTACCGACGATATTTTTCGAGCTTGAGTTATCTTCCGAGGCAATGTGCGAGCGTTTTATTGCGCGGGATACAGGTGTTGAGACCGTGGATGTCGAGCGCAGGACAATTCGCGGCGAGAAGTTTGATACGAAGGGATGGGGGCATGTTTTTATTTGCCCTGAAAGCAAGATTGACATAAGCCGGATGCAAGAGATTGTCGAGCGGGCAGAACTCAAGATGCAGGCCCGTCCTAAACTTGTCCTCGTGGATTATATCGGATTAATGAGCGGTGGTTCTGGGAAACGATACGAGCGGATGTCAACAATTGCCGAGGGCCTGAAAGTGTTGGCGCGTTCGACGGAGACGGTGGTTGTCATGGCCTCGCAGGTTCGGCGCGATCCTGACCGCATTGAAATCAACCTGCACGATGGCAAGGACAGTTCCAGCATTGAATGTTCGGCTCAGTTGGTTATGGGCGCGTGGCGACCGGAGATAGACCGGATAAATATAAAACTACTCAAACAAACGAAGCGCGCCGGAGAGCACACGATTGAGTGCCTGTTTGACGGGCATCGGCAGAAAATAAGTGAGTTATCAAAGGAGGGTGAATACAATGCTATCTTGTGAAAAAAGTTGGTGGATCGTTGAGTTCTCGCCGTCGCAAAAATGTTTGCATATCGAGGAAGAATCAAGTCGGCTTGATGTAACCGGAGACTGGCGACAAATAGTGCGAAAATATGGAACCCACGGAGAGATTGTAGAATGGTGCAACCGATGGAAGCGTAATAATATAAATAGGGGGGGTCAGCTATGAAAATCAGTGAGTTGATCGAGCGGTTGGTAGAGGAAGCCAAGGCGCGTCATGGTGACGCCGTTGTCACAGACGACGACGCCCGCCGCCAGCACGAGGTCGGGGTGGTGTGCGGGTTACGGCGGTTACAGGACAGAATGAGGGGCGCGCCGGCCACAGAGGATGAGGAGTTGCCGTTTTGAACGCTACGCTTCACCTTTCGACTGAAGCGCAGCGAAAGGAGGTAAGGTGAAAGCGATTGTTCGACATCTTCCGTTCCCGTCAGACCAAGGGGAGCAAACAATCGAGGTATTTTACCAGCAGGGCGATCCAGCCTTCGTCTGCGGGGCGCATGGGTCAATCACTGGCGGCATGATCGAGGACATTGAGAAGGATTTTGCCGACAACCCGGATGAAGGCTTTGACCTGGGGGACGGGATTTACCTGTACGTCCCGCGATGGGAAAGTCCACAAGTGGACGGCGAAGGGCGCATCGAATTGCGGGGATACTGGGACTTGGAGTTGGTCGGGTTCAAGCCGATGGAACAGGCCATGTCGAACGCCCAGATCATCGGCGGTACTCCGTCCGCTGAATCTAATTGTTCGACAGGAGGCATATAATGGCACATACAGTAGACAGCATATCAATTCGCGGACTACGCAAAACACATCTGCTACAACTCGTGAGATACATACAAAATCGAGACAATGAAGGGTGGTACTACGGGCAGCGTGATCAATTCGAGAGGCGTCACGCCGACCTGTTGGCGTTGGCTGATCGGATAAAGGCTATCGTAAACGATCCAGATGCGCGGTTGCCGAACACTACGGGTGAGCGGCCCAAAACCCGCTCGGAGGACAGCATGAAGAAGACAACTGAGGCGCGGGTTTCGGGTACGCTCGACCCGTTTGTTGGGCAGTCTGGAGGTTGCGAGTGAACGTATTGATCGCATGTGAGTTTAGCGGGGTTGTCCGAGATGCGTTTCGCAGACGCGGACACAATGCGTGGAGTTGTGATTTGTTGCCGTGCGAGGGTGACGGGCAGTTCCATTTACAGTGCGACGTGCGCCATGTGATGCAAGGTCGTGCGGCTTGTGCGTGGGATTGGGATTTGATGATTGCACACCCGCCATGCACCCACCTTGCCGTTAGCGGGGCGCGGTGGTTCAAGGACAAGGCGACCGAGCAAGCTGATGCCATTCGGTTTGTTGAAATGCTGTGGGAAGCTCCTATTCCGCGCATTGCCATCGAAAACCCTATCGGTGTGTTGCCGCGATTAAGCAGGCTCGGCAAGGCGACGCAATACATTCAGCCTTGGCAGTTCGGACACGGAGAGACCAAGAAGACCGGATTGTGGCTGAAGAACCTACCACCGCTTGAACCTACGAATGTGGTAGAAGGGCGGGAAGGCCGCGTGTGGAGGATGCCACCAGGGCCGGACAGATGGAAGGAACGCAGTCGAACCTACGCCGGGATCGCTGAGGCGATGGCCGAACAGTGGGGTTGTCTGCCCAACATGTGATTGACCAACACGAAATAATATCCAACAGGAGGCAATATGAAATATAACCCGCAGATTGTATCTGTGTATTACCGGGACATGGGCTTGCCACCTCCCGTATTTGAGTATCGGTTTCACAATACGCGCAAGTGGCGGCTTGATATCGCATGGCCGGAACATCTCGTTGCCCTGGAGGTGCAAGGCGGTATATTCATTCAAGGCCGTCATTCACGCGGGGCGGCAATGCTGAAGGAATGGGAAAAATTGAACGAGTTAGCGGGTATGGGTTGGCGGGTCATGTATTGTCAGCCGAAGGATGTTTGCTCGGAAGCGATGACGGAGAAGCTGCGAGAGGCGTTGAATCAGTCGAAGATGGTAATGCGGGCGTTGAAACAGGTGAGATGGGAATTGAATAATGACCGACAATCAGTTTAGAACCCGGCCCCTTGTCTTGATACCCCTTTGTCTTAAAAACGGCTCCTAGACCTATCCTGACCGGCAAGAAAGTGGTTTTATGGCAAAGGAAAGGCCGGGAAGGTTGTCCAACCCGGCCATTTACTCCCTTTATGTCGGATTTTACGACATATTGTTTTATTGTTCCAGTATTTCAGTCTGTACCCGGACGGCCTCTTGGTAATCCGCAAGCGACCATTTATTCCGACCCGCTTTCCGCATAGACTCGTTCCCGGCATCGTAGCCCTTTGCCCTTGCAACGGCTTCCCGGTTCATCAATGGTTTTGTCTTCATCTTACCACCTCCTTAGCGCGCCCAACGTAGAATGGCCGGGTAAATTGATACACCGACCAGTCAGGCCCAAGTTTCGCCGCCGCTCTAACCGCCTGCATTCGATTTGAGTATGTCACAGCAAGAATTCTTCCATGGTATAGTTTTGCCGTGACTTCGATTCCGTTTTGCAGTGTCTTGGTCATCCTACCACCTCCGCAAGCCGTCATAGTCCGGCCAGATTTCCTTGGGATCCACGCCGAACGCCTCCGCAATCTTGGTGGCCGTCTTTTTGTTCGGCCGCTGACCGTTTACGAACTGATTGAACTGGCTGATATTGATGCCCAGCGCGATTGCGCAGCGCGACGAGTTCAGGCCAGACTTTTTGATGTATTCTTTGAGTTTTGTTTCCATGAATTATTCTCCTTTTGCCTTTGCGATTGCCTGCAATGCCAGACTTCTGCACTCTGGAAGATTTCGCCGCCCCTGATCTTCTGCCAGTAAAACAATAGCCTCAAGCGCCTCCAATAACTCCGGCGCCGCCGCAAGCAACGCCGTGTCATTGCAATCGTAGGCGACTGCAATGTTTCGCCCCGTGATTTCGTCTGAAATCAATCCCTGGTCCGCTGAGGTTTTTCTGCCATACCATTTGTTTGACATAACTAACCCTCCCCTTTACCAAATCCCGCTTTCCTTGAATCCCGATCCCCAAGAACCCCGCCCCACCAACAGGCGCCGACCATTGCCGCCGCCTGGACTGCCAGTATAATTATCAACTCCATGTTTCAGACCTCCTTATTATCCTTTTTCCCCTTGATCCATTCCGCCGGAATCGTAATTTGCGATTTGCCTGTCCAGACCACCGCACAATCCGTCACCCACCCCCGGAAGTTCGCCTCAAACATCCCGGTAAAGGGCGATTCGATAACAATCGTGTCACCTGCATCAAATTTGTCTTTTCTCATTTCCATGCCCCCCCTTTTTTATTTCCCGGAAACCGCCGGGCCGGTTGTCAGGTCACTCGTTCTCAAACGCGATTACTGTGCGGCGATAGCAGTCGTCAACCAAATCTGCCACCGGGGTGCCGGGGTTGTCTAAATCCAGCCCAAGGGCCCCATCGGTGCAGTCCATATCGCACACGTCATCGTAATCAATCGGATCAATAACCGGGACTAAGCCCAATTTTTCCGCGGCCCGGATGCGGTGACAGCCCTCCAGTGCCGCCCACATGTCATAGCACGCCATCCAAATCGCCCTGATTGTCGGCGCGCCAAGTGTTGTCATCTCAGCCATCACCTCTGCCAAGTGGTCGTCGTTGTAATGGTCATGTATCAGTGATATTTCCATTTCCCCCTCCTTACAGCATTTACCATGCCAAGACAACAACAACAACACAATACAAGATATTGTATGTCAACCCCCAAAAACCAGCGCTAGACCACAAGTCCCGTAACCAACTAGGTAATTATTGCCGCATGTACTAGGTAATTTTTACCGGGGGTAGGAAAATCTTGCCGGGGTAGGTGGACACTTTGCACTGATCCTGTACAGTCGCGTTTCTGCGACTATATACAGTCGCGTTATTGCTACTCTACCCCATTGGCCGACGGCGTGCCGAGCGTTCACGCAACTACCTAACACACCTCTGATTATGTCGGATTATGCTACAGTTTATAGCGCTCAAAACACTAAGTCGTTATGTATCAACACGTTACAACCGGACATAATATGTATTATGCGACGCTGGCGAGGGTAAATCGTCGCACGTCGAGTAGGCTGATGGTGGTCGCTCGTAGCGTGCGTGGCGGAAACAAAGGGGGGGCACGCCCTACCCGGTTTGCCCGTCCGCCCCCGGTAATTACTTATATATATATCCCTATCCACGCGCAAGGGTCGCATGTGGGGCAGGTTTTGGCGTATTACGGGTGATATAGGTGACAAGGCAGGACTGTTATATTGGCTGGTGGTATGGGTTAGTTTGGTAGGGGTAAGGTACGGTGGGTTGGATTTAGGCAGAGATAGAGCCCCCCTGTGGTGTGGGGGGAGGCGAATAAGCGTACTCGTGCGATGGAATCCCAAGAATGCACTGGCCTGATGCGCTGGCCTACGCTTGCCCTCTGCGGTGATGATCGGATTGGTCGTCCGTTCCGGCAGACTATTAAGACGTGCTGTAAAGATGGCTAGAACCGTCACGTCTCCATCATTTCGCCGCCGGGTTCGCCACTGCGGTATGTCTGATAGCCTCTGGTGGGGCGGTGTCCGGGTTGAGCCGGGGACCTATCAGATGCAGCCTCGCGGTTTCCCTTCGGTTACGCGGTCAAGTGGTAAAAGATTTTTGGTCTTTTCCTATTGACAAGGGATGCTGTAACAGATATTGTTTAGGAAGTCAAGGGGAAAGTTGGGAAATTTTTAAGGGGGCGGATGAAGCATTCTATTGGAACCTGTGATCAGTGTGCCTACTGGACTGACTTCGAGCAACTGGATGGAACTTCTCGCGGAAGGGGCCGATGCCTCAGCGGCAAGCACGTTGCAAGCGGTTGGGTGACGGACGGCGACGAAAGCAGCCTGATTCACCACGAGGAAGGGTGCGACTGCTCGCGGTCGGTTGTTCAGACCGGCCCGAAGTACGGCTGTATTCATTTTCGTTCCAACAGCGCGGAGGTTCGGTGATGTTTTTGACCAGAAAGACAGCGAAGCGCATGGGGCCAGCCCTCGCCCCGGGCGACATCGTCAAGCCGACGGCGCAACCGTGGAGCAAGACGGAGTGCAAGCGGAAACACCGATGGATCCCGCGCAAACATGAGCGGTGGTGCTCGCGCTGCGGACGCCGGGAAGAATGCGACCCGGTGACGCGGGAATGGAGTACAGCGGGCGTTTAGGCCCGATAATGGATTGTTTTAGGAGATGACATGGCGACGCGGAAGATAATACCTGGGCTGGGACGGAAGAAGATGCCTGAGCGGGTGAAGGAGGTTATGGCTTTTGACCCGAAGTTATTGGAGGTAGGGAATGACGAAGCGTTGAGGGAGGAGTATCACGCTGCTACGAAGGATAAGCGGGATAAGATGCTGGCGGTGGTGAGTTGTGTGTATGGCAGCAGGGTGTTGGCGGAGAAATTGGGGATAAGTGAGCGGTCGGTATGCTATGCGCGACAGAAGCACACGGACTTGGTGTGTGCTGGGTTATTGGCGCGTAATTTGAGCATAGCGCAGTTGAGTGAGCGGAAGATGTTGGAGTTGGTGGCGGCGATAGACGTTGACAAATTGGAGGACAAAGAGAAGGCAAGGAGCGCGAAGTATCTGGCTGACGTGGCGGCTGCGCAGTATGAGCGGATGTCTGAGGTTAGGGGGCGTAACGAAGGTGAGGAAGAGACTGAGGAGTTGATTTACAAGATCAAGCGGAGGCGGATGGTGAAGCGGGGAGGTGATGGTGGGAGTGGGGGTATGGGGGATGCGATAGATATTACTGGGGATGTTGATAAAGGTGGGGGTGGGGAATGATAGGTGGGGAGCGAGTTTGGTTGAGGGATCCATTTAGTGTGGATGTTGAGCATGTTATGTTTTTGGGGTATGAGCCTACGTCGTTTGAGGGGACGGCGGTAGTGAGGAAGAAGAATGGTGCGGTGGTTGGTGTGCCGGTGGAGTGGTTGCATAAGGATGAGAGGACAAGGGGACAGAGGGGAAAACATGAAAACGGCGATTGAGTTACTTGATGAGGTAATAAAAAACTGGGGCGGAGATACCTTGCGTGAACGGATGTTGTTGATCAAGGCCGCCATTGAGCGTGAGCTGGAGGAGAGCATCCGGTTCCAACCTATAAGCGAGTTACCGGACAAAATGCCCGATGGGTGTGTGATTATGACGGTAAGTAATACTGGCGTTGTTAGTTTGTGGCGTAGCCCCTTCCCGCAGCTTGATTGCGCAACTCACTTTTGCATCCTCCCGTTTCAGAAGCCCGAGCGCAAGCTGCATCGGTGTTACATGCCGGGGTGTGGGGGCATGGCGGTAGCGTACCAATACGATTCCCCCAAGTGGCATGTTCAATGCATAAAGTGCAACGCGACAGGTCCGCAAAAGGACAGTGAGTCCGAGGCCAAGGATGCGTGGGGTTGGGAATGACCGATGGGCGGTTGATCGGGATTATTGGGGAATAACATTATGAAAAAGACGCGCTTGAAACTGCATGCCTGTTCCTCGTTCGGGTGTTCGGATCACAATGGAAAATACTGTCCGGATTGCAGCCATGCATACTACAGGGGCACGGCGACAATCGGCGGGCGTAAATACGAGTGGGAGTTCAACCCGTACCACGGCCCGCTGTTTGCGTGTAAGGCATTGGGCAAGGAGGAATGGTGTCCGCACCAACGGCATGAGGTTTGGAAGCGGTTTGAGGAGTGGCATGAGCGATGTTTTTACAACAGCCCGAATCACGTTACCTCGCCGGGAGACGCATGACCGCCTGGCTCATAATGGCCGTTGGTCTGGTGACGCTTATTGCCGGGCAATTTGTGGCGATGACGCCGTTCCTGGGCGTGTTTGCCGTGCTGCTGTGGGTGGATGTTGTGCGGGTGAGGGGCTGGCGGCTGGTGAAGGACTGGGAGTTTTGGTGCTGGGTTGTGTTCGTGGGGTTGGTGGTCTGGCAGGCGGTGAACGCCGGGAGCGTAGTTGAGTTACCGGAGGGTCTGCGGATAACGTGGCCGGCGCGGCGGTTGGGAGTCCCGTTCACGCTGTTTCGGGATAGGACGGTACTGGCGGCGGTGTGCTGGGTGGGGGTTGCTGGGTTGAGTTTGGGGAGGAAAAATGAAGATCAGGGCGACTGAGGCCGAAAAGCGCAGGATCAGAGAGGCGACGGTTCTGGTTGTGGCCGGTGCCATTGCCGGGGCTGTCGCGGCGGGGTTCGTTATGTTTTTGCGGTGGATTATTTTGATATGACGCAGAGAGTTGCGGGCGGAAGTTTCCAACGCCCAGATCAGCGGCGGTATTCCGTACGCTGAATCTGATTGTTGTGCGAGGGATTGACTATGGAAACCGTAAAACTATCAGACGATGTGACCATCATCCGGGGCGATTGCCGGGACGTGCTGCCGGTGGAGTGCGACGCCGTTGTGACCGACCCGCCGTATGGAATGGCCCACCCGTGCAACTTCGCAGGGCGTGGCCGGGGCAACCTTGCTGCGTGCAACGACTGGCAGGACGTGGACGCAGAGCCGTTTGACCCTGCGTGGATTCTGGCAATGGGAAAGCCCACCGTTCTTTGGGGGGCGAACTGGTACGCCGACAAGCTGCCGCCGCAGTCGGGGTGGCTGGTGTGGGACAAGGAACGCCCGGACGATCTGGACCAAGCGACATGCGAGCTTGCATGGACGAACTGCGTCAAGGGAGTGCGCCGGTTCCGGCACCTGTGGAACGGCATGATGAAGGCCAGCGAAAGGGGCAAGAGTTTCCACCCGACGCAAAAGCCTGTGGCTCTGTTCGGATGGACGCTGGCCTTGCGCTGGCTGTCCGACGTGGAGACGGTGTTTGACCCGTATATGGGCGCGGGGCCGTGTGGCGTGGCATGTGTGCGGGCTGGCAAGCGGTACGTGGGCTGCGAGATCAACCCGGTGCACTTCGCCACGGCGCGGCAACGATTGGAAAACGAACTGCGGCAGGGGCTGTTGCCTTTGACGCACAACATAGAGATCTCCAACAAGGAGTAATTTAAAGGGTGAAAACGATTGACCGGCAGTGCGAGGCATGCGAAGGGACAGGATGGTACGGCGACAACGGCCACGGCATTCCCGGCAACGCGGAGTTTGTCCGGTGCGATTGCGGGACGGCGACAAAATGCACCGCAGGCTGGCACAAGTACCGACTGATTGACGGAATTGCATGGTGTGACGAATGCGGGTTGGAGGCTGATTTGAGTGTGTGCAAGCTGACGCATAGACGGGGGATGACATGATAGTCAAACAGAGCCGGTTGAGGTCGTGGTTGAGGTCGGGGTCGGGGTCGGGGTCGTGGTCGTGGTCGAGGTCGGGGTCGTGGTCGTGGTCGTGGTCGTGGTCGTGTTCGTGGTCGAGGTCGGGGTCGTGGTCGGGGTAATTAACGGAGGGTTGTTATGAAACAAATTGTGACAGTGATGGAGATCGAGGGCGAAGGGTTGGATGGTTTGATTGGACAGCGGGTGACGCTGTTCTGTGTTAACTACATCTACACCGGCAAACTTGTCGGCGTGAACGAAAAGTTCGTCAAACTGGAAGACGCGGGTAAGGTATTCGAGACCGGCCCGTTCAACGACAAAGAGTGGAAAGATTACCAACCGTTGCCGAGGCCGGTATATGTAATGACGGCGGCTATTGAGTCGTTCACGGTGTTGAAATGATCTGACACGTGACTTCTCGTGATGTGAAAACGATTGACCGCACAATGCTAACGCTGGCAACGATCCTGGCACTGCTCGGGATCGCCCAGTATTACACCGGCGCACGTGCGTTTGGGTGGGTGATACCGTACACGCCGAAGCGGTTTTCCTCGTTCTTTGCTCTGTTTCCGTACATCAACAACGCGGGATCGTTTTTCATTCTGGCCGGTGGGCTGGCATTGTCGCGGGGCTGGCGGTATCTGCCGCTGTTCGGGCTGTTCGCGTTCTGTACATGGCTGACCGGGACGAGGTTCGCATGGCCGTGTTTCGGGGTGCTGTTTATTGTAAAGGTGTTCCAGTCGCGCGACCATTGGCTGGACTATCCGTATTTTCTGGTTCTATTTGGTCTTGGGGTCGGGTATGCGGCGGTTCAATGTTCCGATTACCTGATGGGCCACCGCTGGCATGAGTACGTTTTGAATTACCGTATCATGCAGGATTTCCCGTGGTTTGGTGTGGGGCCGTGGGGGAACATTGCTGTCCATTGGATGTACGCTGAGGACTGGCTGTTTCCCGTGTTGAGGAAAAATCCAAACGTCCACAACGATTATATGGTTTTCCTTGTGGAATACGGGATAATCGGCGCGGGACTGCTGGCGGCGATTGGTGGCCGGTGGTTATGGCGGGCGCGGGATATGCTCCTGCGGGACTGCCGGGGTTTGGCCGTCCTGCTGGTGTTGGGGCATGGTCTGATAGATATGCCGTTGCATTGTCCGGCGGTGTTGGTTATGATGCTGGTTTGTTTGCGGGGAATGAAATGAAATTGATGATTGAAATTGATAAGGTGAAAAGTTTTTCTATCGGCCATAGGCTTTACAAGGTTCGATGGCAGAAAGAAGCGATAGACAAAAGGTTTGTTGGACAAGTAATTCACAGCAAAAATTTAGTCAAGATGCAGTCTGGCCGACCTCGTGAAGAAACAGTAGAGACTATAGTTCACGAGATTTTACATTGTGCGTCAACCGTGCTTGGAGACAACTTATCCGAAAAACAAGTAATTCGTTTAGGTAGCATGGTTGCGCAAGCTCTTTTGACATGTTCTTGAATGGTGCTGGTATGTCTAATGGCAAGATAAAAGCGGCAAGAGACGCCGAAGTTGAGCGGTTCGAGCGCAACATGATTCATCATGGTCTTTACCTATATCGTTGCGAGGGCTGCGGTAGGATATATGGCAGATACATTGAGGAACGTGTGACACGGTGCCTGAAGTGTAAGACGGTGACTGGCAATGCGATTACCGTCGTTGAGCCCGAGACGTTTATATGTGCAATGGTGAATAACAGAAGAGGAGTTGTTTCACGTGAAAAATAATGAAACCATAGTCGAAGAAAAGGTCTTTCAACTTTGGCTCGGGAACGAGCTTATCGAATATCCGCAATGGGAGATTCAGCAGGACAAGGAACTGAAGCTGTATTTACAGGAGCTTGTTCGCAAGAAACAGGAATGCGAGATTCAATTTTTCTGCCCGCATGGTGAGGCGAAATTCGGGTACGACTGCGGGTTCGACCTGATTTCTATGCGCGACTGGATGAATGATAATTCGCATACAATCGCCATGAACTGTAGCCCGAACCAAGTCGGCAAGACATGTCATGCGATGGTTAAGAAAATTCTTCGGATAATAAAATGCAATCCGAATTGGTGGATATTCAAGAAGTTTGGGCTCAAATGCCCTGAATGGACAGGCCCAAAGACGCTGGTTTGTCTTGGCTATAACAGGGGGCAGTTGACGGATGTATTGTGGCCGGAATTGCTGAAATGGATCCCAGCGAAGGAATTGGGTGAATACGCACCCGCGCATCTTGGCGGTGGTCGTAACCCGTCATGGGACAGGCATCCGCGTATCCCATTGAAAAGCGGTAGTCGTATTATCATGCTGACTTATGAGCAGGACGCCAACGTATGCGCCGGTATAAAGGCAACAGAAATGCTGGCTGACGAGCAACCGCCTAAAGCGTTTTTTAACGAGTTGGATGAGCGCGGCAGGACGTTGGGGGGCGCGTTCTGGACTTTTAGTTTGACGCCACACAAGGTTGACGGCAGGGCCACAAGCACCGGAATCAATAGCTGGCTGAAGGAACTATGGACAGGTGAAGACACGATGGGGCATAGCGTAATACGGACTCGTATTTCCGTGGACGACGTGCCGGAGCGTATTTACAGTGCCGAACAGAAAAAGGCGTCTTACAATAAGTGGGTTGAAGGCCCGAAAAAGTCAGGTAATCAGGAAGATTATTACGAGGGTCAAGCGCGGTACTATGGCTTATTCCAGCGGGTAAGCGGTCTATTTTATTCCGAGGTTGCGCCTGAGACTCACTTCGTTGACTGGACATACGATGACATAAAGGATAAGGGCTGGACGCATTACCGGGCGATGGATTACGGATACGCGAGCCCAACAGCCTGCGGGATGTTCGCCGTATCGCCGGATGGCAGCCTTTTCATGTATGACGAGTATTATATTCCTCACAAAGACGCCCTCGAACATGCACCGGCAATTATTACCGCATGCGGGAACACTAGAAAATTAATTGAAAAAAAACTTGACACGGCGACTGGAATGACTTTTGATGTCTACCAGGAAGAAGTTGTGCGTCAACACTATGTAAGGACATGGCTTGACTGGCATTGTTTTAGCAGTAAAGGCGGGACAGGCAGGCCGGTATCGTTTTTCTTTCAGATTGGCGGCCTGAACGTATGCGAGTCTGTAAAACTGGAACAGGAAGCGCGAGCGCAGAATCTAAGGGCATTACTAAAAGTTGACCCCGCACGAAAGCACATGGTGACGGGTAAGCTGGGTGCGCCAAGGTTTTACGTTTCGCGGCAGTGCAAGAAATGGATTTGGGAATGGGAACGGTGCGTATTCGATACGCGACAGATAGGTTCAGAGCGTCACAACCCAAAGGAGGTCAAGCAGAGCAAGGACGATCACTTAATGGACGTTTCAGAATACATAGCGAGCGAGCAGCCGCGATACTTGGGCGATTACAAGACGGGCGGGGCAAGCAAGGTTTTTGTTCCGCTGAACATGCGAAGCGGGTATTGACGGGGGGTTATGACGGAAAATGAAAAAGCGGACTTGATGCGACAGGCCAGAGATTTCTTTATGTTTTCAACAAAAGAAGACATAGAGAAAATGGGGTTTTGTCTTGCGGAAAAGGAAGATGGCATGTTCATGGATGATTTATTGGAGGATTATGTCAAACCTTTCGTTGCGGGATTGAGCAATGGTAATTACAATTCGCCGAACGCATTTATTCGTGCGGAAGAGATCAATCCTGAAGCCGATGGGATACAGACCGTGATAGGGAAGATTCCTATACAGGATGTTGTGGACAGGCTTTGCGAGATAATTAAATATACGAGATATGAATAGGGGGGTGACATGTACTTAAGATTTGAACCGAAGTGGAAAGAATACAATGAGAGAGCGGAAGGCATTGGGGAGCCTATTGGACTGCGATTTACCCGGTTAGTGGCGGGTGATCATGTCATTAGGTTCAAGTGGAGCGACGATGCGCCGGATGGGAAACCCCATATTTATATCCCGCAAGCTGCCATTGATGACGGCACGGTGAAAATTATGCCGACCATAAAATCCGATAATGGTGAATTACCGATGCCGACTGAAAGCGGGGACGAATGAACTACGACTTTCAAGAAGGTCAGATCATCGAGATTGCTGACGTGATTTTCAAGCGCGGCTGGGGCCATATTCTCGGGGCCATGCACGAACACATTCGCAAGGAAAACAGCGTTGCACGGGTCAAAGGCGAGCCGTTTCAGGACGGCAAGCTCGTTGGCCGGGTGGAAATGATGTCAGAGATTCTTCATTTCTTTGGTCAGTTGATAACAGCGGTCGAGAAACATACAGGGGAGGACGGGTGATGTTTGACTTGGGGAATAAAAGATTTACGGCGATTGGGAAAAAGGTTCTGATTCTGCGTGACGAGCAAACCAAAAAGTCCGGCGGGATATGGATTCCCGAGGAATATCAGGAGTTCGGCTGGTTTGGAACCGTGCTGCAAGTTGGACAGAAGGTGGAGAATGTCGCAAAAGACGACAGAATCATGTTCTTGAAGGATTACACTTTCCTGCCATTCAAAGAACGGCGGTTGGCGATAACCGACTGCAACAAGATCGCGGCCACACTGACAGACAAGGGAGAATACGAGGGGATCAATGTCCTGAACGATAATCTGCTGATTGCTCCTGAGTGCGGAAGTAAGGTTGTCAATGGCGTGGCGTTGCCGTGGGATAGGGATACTGGCGCACATGGCGGTTTAGTTGTGGGAGCTGGGTCGGAATGTGTTGACGTGGGAGTTGGGGCAAGGGTTTTCTATAATCATAATATCGCGTTGAAATGCTCTGAAAACGGAGATCTGCGCCATATCATAACCGAGGAACAGATACTATGCCAAATTCCGAAAACATGATGGCTCCTATCCCGCCCGAAATGGAACAGGAAATCGCCGAAAGCGATGAGGCGTTGAATACGCTTCGTGAGCAAGTTGAACAACTTGACGCCGAAGACGCGGCAATGGATGACGAAGAGGAACAGTTTTCCACGATTGACGTTTTTGAAAACTTTGCCGAAAAAGACGCCATAGTTGAGGAAGTCAAAAAGCTGCTCTACAGCACCTTCACGAACATTCAATTCCGTGAAGACATGGAAGGCATCTGGAATAAAAACGACCTCATGTACCGGGTAAAGCCGGAATCCACATTGAAAGAACAGAACCGCGCCAATGAATCACACGGCGTTTTTACGGTTGGAATAAACCAGCTTGTCGGTATGGCCTACAAGACATTTACCGACGGCATAAAGAACTACGGATACGAGCCCGCTAAGTACGAGTCCAAGGACACGTTCGAGATCATCCGCAAGAACGCCGAAATACTGACACGGCTATTACAGAAGTCCATGTCGCGCAACAAGTTCAAACGCGAGTTACGCAAGAGCCTGTTCCAGACATACCTGCACGGCACAACCATTGCCATGATTCCGTGGGAGTCTGAAAAGATTGTTCTCGAAATGCTTGATCGTGCGGCGAAGGGAAAGAAGATCAAGAAGAAAACCGTCAACGTCATGGACTTGCCGGGTTTTGAAATGCAGGAAATCCAGAAGGTTTATATTGACCCCAACATAGACGACATTGACGCACAGCAGGCAATTTACATCAAGGCGCCCGTTCAATGGAACGAGCTTTTTCAAGACAGCGAGGCCGGTAAAATCAAGTTGCCGACCAAGGACGACGACAAGCTGCGCGACACAATAGAGCGATACCGCGAGGTCGTGTCCTCAACAGAAAACGTCCACGAAAACAACAGAGCGACCAATGCCGGCCGGACACTTATTGACCGGCAGACCGACTTATTCAAGCATTGGATCGTATGGATCATGCTGCCGTTGGATCCCGACACCGGAAAGTGGGACGAGAACGGCCAGGAATATCGCTACCGGGTAAGGCTGCTTGGCGACCCGCTGAGTTGCGATGTCATGGAAATCCGGCGTAACCCGTTCCCCGATGGCGTTCCACTGATCAAAGCCAACCAGGGCGAGGATGACATAGGTTTTTACCATATATCGTTAGGCGAGAAAGTCGAGAGCCATTTTGACCAGCTTTGCACGGCAATCAATCAAATGACCGATAACCGGTCAAAGAACGTACGACGACCGATAATTTTCGACCCGATGCGGCTGGAGGCTGACAAGTACGACTTTGGGCATAGCAACACCGTGCCGTGCCAAGGCGACCCTAGAACCGCAATGATGGAATTGCAGCTTGCCGATATGACCGGCACGATCATGCAGACGATTCTTTTCAATGAGCAGAAGATCAAAGAAATCATGTCCACAACCGATCCGGTTATGGGCATTACGATGGGCGGCAGGACAAGCGCAAGCGAGTATCAGGGAGCTAAGGCAGCCGCCACAACCCCGATATTCGCCGACCTGACCGCCATTGAAGAAGACCTGATTGTCGGATACATGCGGAAGTTTGCCGTCTATGTCAACAACTACATGAGCCACAAGCAGATCTCTGACATTATCGGCCCCGACGGTATGGAGTTCAACTTCGACTTTGCCGGGCATTACACGCCGGTTGCCAAGGCTGTTCAGGAATTGAGAGACAAGCTGACCATGAGCCAGTTTTACATGCAGCTTTATCAAATGGTGAATGACGAACACAAACGAAACCGTATTCTCCTGCGTATGGCCGAAATCATGGACGTAGAGAATCCTCACGAACTTATCCCTGAGACCGGGAAAGACCAAGCCATAAAAGCGGCATTGTGGGAGAATACGGCTATTTTGCAATACGAGAAATACGACATGCCTCAACCAGGCGAAGATCATAAAACTCACTTAGAGCAGCATTACCCGGCGTTATGGCGAGCGCAGAAGGAAAAACTGGAAAACGCAAATATCCTTGCCCAGCATATCAACTTGACCGAGACGATGAAGCGCGAGGAAAAAATGGCCGGTGCTATGAATCCACTCTCTACGGGCGGGCAACCGCAGACGGACATGGCACCGGCCACCCCCGGTGAGGAATCCGGTCAGGCAATTTCAGCAGTGTTAGGAGCCCAGCAAGTAGGCGGTACGCCCGAACCGCTATAAACAACAGGTAGGAGTACCGTTATGCCAGCAGATACAGATGCCCGAGACATTGCCCAAGGACAGGAACATCAGTTGTCGGATGCCGAAAGGATGGAAATATCCAACCAGACGGCCATTCAAGAGGCTGAACTCGCAAGGCAAAAGCAGGATGAACTACCGGATGACGCCGGGGAGGAAGCCGAACTCAAGGCGGAGTTTGCCAAGAAAGAGGCCGAATATCAGAAAAAGCTGAAAGCCCTTGAATCAGATCGTGAGACATTCGATAAGAGGCTGCGCGATACCCAGCACAAACTTCACATGGTAACAGCGGAACAGGCCAAGTTTAAACAAGAGCCTGAGAAAAAAGAGGAAAAGTCACCGTCCTTTGACGAATATATCAAAGGTATTGCTGAATCGTTTGAGGAAGATCCAAGATCGGCGGTTCAAAAGATTGTTACCGACTTCGCTGCCGACCGCGAGTTGATGCGGCGTCAGTATAAGCAGGAAATGGAGCAGATGCGCGAGGCGGTTTTGAACGAGGTTTTGATGCAAAACCCTGAGAACGCGCAGCTTATGGCCGAAGTTGAGGTATTGAACGAGACCCGGCCAGATCTCAACAACCTTACAAACAAGCAGAAAATTGAATATGTCAAGCTGATGAAGCAGGCTGAAGGCGGTAAAAACGGGAAAACCACGAGGCAAGTTGCCGATAACGACGAGTCATTTACGGATCGGTCGTTGCTCTCCAGCACACGTCGGACGGCCAGCCGGGGCAGTGGCCTGCCATCGTGGGCGTCGTCACCGGAGGTTCAGGCTGGTGCGCGGGGGGTATTCGAGTCCAAGAAGGAAATGATTGACTGGCTGAACCCCGACAAGGCAATGGAAATGGCACGGAAAATGGCGCGGAAAGAATAGTGTAGAAAAAAGCGACAAAAGTTCTTGACAAAAATAAAGTATTGTGATAAGGAAACAAACAATGAAAAAAGAGCAAGGTCTGTCTCAAGAAGATATTCTGGCGAAAATGAAAAGTATTGACAAATCCGACATCCCGGTTGCCGACGATGCCGAAGCCAAGCCTGCCAAGAAAAAGGTCGAGGTCTTTACCGAACACTGGGGCGATGATCAGACCATCGTTCTAAACAAAGACCCGAACAAGACCTATCGCTGGGGGCGGCCAGAGGATAATTTGGAAATGGTCGAGTTTCGCAAGCGTGGGTACGAGCCCGCGATGGGCGATGAAGTGGCGTTCGGCATGACTGAGCCGAACCCCGGCAAGCCCAAGATGCGAGACGGCAGAATTTTAATGTGTTGCCCGAAAGACAAGTTCGATGCCCGACAGCGCGAGATGGTTGCCCAACTGAACGCGCAGAAGAAAGGCGGCAATAAGAAGGAAGCGGAGCGGCTTCAAGCCAGCGCCGGTTCATCTATTGGCGTCAAGGTGTACGAGGGAATGGAATGAAAACAATGGAGATGAGATATGGCAACCACTCATGCTGTGGCCCAGCTTGCCGTTTATCGGCAGGATGGCAAGGAAGGTATCAAATGGAATCGTGACCCCGGCGAGGAAGCCAGTCAGGATTTCGTCGCAATGACCCCGTTGGTTGAGGACGCTTCCACGAAGGAAGTGGAAGAGGATACCAGTGCGGGCAGTTCGGCGATTCTTGGCTTTGCGGTTGGCCCTGCCTCCGGCACGGCTGGCACCGCTGTCGGGTATTACGAGGCCAACGAAAACCTGCTGATTACCGCTACGTTCCGCAATGGCTCCTCTGCCGTTGCGCTGGCTGTTGGCGACATCAACACGGCCTACGGGTTTGTGATTGACGCCACTGGCAACACCTACGTTGACAAGAGCAATACCACTCAGAAGAAGGTCATTGTTCTTGGCCCTGCGCCTGGTAGCGCGATTGGCGACACGAACGCCCGCGTTATCTGTCGTGTTTGCAGCGATATGCAGGCAAAGACCGCAGCGGCCTAACGGCGATAATCAAAAGGAAATGAGGTAAGAAAATGGCTATTCTTTTACCAAATGTAAAAAACCTGTATGACGCTAGAATCAGTAAGGCGTTTTACATGGCGCTTGCGTCGCATCCCGAGGAATACAAAGCGTGGTGCGATGTTCGGAGTTCGAGCAAGCATTATGAGAAGATGAGCGAGTATAGCGAGTTGCCGATGCCCGGTCTGGTTGGCGAGTACGAGAACGCGCCGGAGACTCACTTCTCGCAAGGCCCGATTCGCACGTGGACTCACGACAAGTACGGATTCACGCTCAAAGCCTCGAAAGAGAGCATTGACGATGATCTATTCAACGTCGTTGAGCGCACGGCTGGAGCGATGGGCGTTGCCATGCGGCACCGGCTCGAGACTCAGGGCGTCTATGACCTGAACGTGGCCTTCACGGTCAGCAAGGTGGGCCCGAACGATACTCCGAGCGAAACCCTGTGTGCGACCAGTCACGCGACCTTCAGCGGCGCAGGCGGGTCTGCACAGCGGAACAAGGAAGACACCGACCAGACTTTGGGTGTTGATTCCTTGTGGACTGGGATTAATAACTTCTCCGGTTTGAAAGACCGTGAAGGCAATCCCGTCCGCGTGATACCTAAGAAGCTCGTGATTCCTGCGGCATTGGAACGCACCGCGATTGAGATTCTCAAGTCCACTGGGACACCGTACAAGAGTACGTTTGAGACCAACGCGATTCGGACTAAGGGACTGGACTATGTCGTTTCGCATTATATGACTTCTTCTACCGCGTGGTTTATCAATGCGGATGAAGAGAAGCCGATCATATTCTTCATGCGTTCACCCCCGAAGGTTGAGCCGGAAGATGTGATTCGGAATCAGAGCCGTACGTGGACGATCTTCACGCGGTTCAGTCACGCGCCGAGGACTTGGTACTTCATCTATGGTTCGGACGGAGTATAATCGCAACTAAAAGGAGGGCTGTATTATGAAGAAGCTCCTTTTTGGAATGGCTGCGCTGGTGGTAGCCGGAGCGATTGTCACGCTGGAGGCGGCGCCCACGCGGGATTCCAAGTGGGTGCTGTCATCGAGCGTGTACGAGTTGGATGGCGTGTTGTACGCAGACGGGTTCTCTGGCGGCTCCACTTCGCTTGAATTAACATCCGGCAAGATGTTGATAGGCGTTGGTGGGCTGGCGGCAGATGTGACGCTGCTGACTAAGGAGACCGCTGCGGCTGGTGCCAGTTTGGTGTTGTACGAAGGCACGAACAACGGTGTGCATACGCTGACGCTGCAATGTCCGGCAAGTCTTGCGGCTAGCCGTGCCGTGACGTTTCCGGATGCGGCAGTTGACCTTGGCGTCATTGTCGCTGGCGGGACGTTGCCTGCGGTGAACGGCGCTGCTGTCACTTCATTGGACGGCGGAAACATTGCCAGCGGTGATATAGAGTCCGCACGACTGACTATGTATGGTGTTGTCGTCAGCGACTTTACCGGCGATGGCGACTTCCTTGTCGGCACAGGTGTCGGCACGTTTGCAGCTGAGAGCGGTGCGACTGCTCGGACGAGCCTTGGGCTGACTATCGGTACGGACGTTCTCGCGCCGGACGGTGATGGAACGAGCCTAACCGGTGTTGCCCTTGATACCGAAGTCTGGGCCGCGCCGACCGCGTCCGAAGCGACCAATGACCTTGAGAACGTCGTTACGATCCAGGCGAAAAACCTGGCGGCTGGCGACCTTGAGGAACGGCGGTTGATTCGGGTCTGGGTTAGCGAGACCGACTACGGCACAGCATCCACGAATAACATCGCAAGCCTTGTTCTTTCGACTGGTGTTGCAGTGGATACCGTGACGGCAAATGCGGACTATCGGTATGTGACGGCATCCGACGGATCGGCGATTGCTACGATTACGGCGACGGCGGCTGGAACGCATTATATCATGTGCGTAGATGGATCGTCTATCAGCTCCACCGAGATTACGTTCACAAGTCCGTAAGGCAATAAATGACATGGCCTGCCGGGGTCCAACTCCCCGGCGGGCTGGTCAGGAGGCGAGCAAGCAATGAAGTTTCTTTCCGCAGTTTTCTTTTCCTGTCTTGTCTGTTTTGCCGCTCACGCGGGTATGGACAAAGCGAAGGTAAGTTTTTCCAACGCCACGACATCGGAGACGCCGGACACTGTGACCAGTGGGCAGGTTTATGACGGTTACGTTGAAAAGATTCTTGTGCAGTTCAGTACCAACGACTCGCCGGTTGCGGTAAAGGTTGAGGCGTACAATGCGTTTTCCGGTGACAGCGTTACGATATTTGAGAAAACCATTTCGACCAACACGGTCGTTTATCCGCGAGTCAAATACCAAACCACTGCGGGGGCCGATGTTACCGACTATACGCGCATTCCGCTGATACAGGACAATATCAAGTATTCTGTTCAAGAGTCTGAAAACACGAATCAGAATGTTACGATATTTTTCTACTATCAGCGAGAAGATAAATGAATGTTCAAGACATTTTTCAATCTGCGTTGTATGCGTTTGGGCAAGACCCGCAGAATCGTCGGTTCAACGATGATTTTTACAATGCGTTGAATTTCGCGCAGAACGACTTCTGCAACCGGCGGCGGTGGGGTTTTCTAAGGGCGACAGGAACGGTAACGACAACGGCAGACACGCGGTCAGCGTCATTGCCGACCGACTTCCGGGTGTTGATGGACGCCGTAGGTGCGGTTAGGATCACGGCGCCAGCGGCCAATTCCGGCACGGAGTTGGATGTCATAGAGGAAGACCAGTTTTATCAGGATTACCAAGATAATGACGAGACTGGGACGCCCGGTTACGCATGGGTTACGCCTGACGGCATGAGTTTTTCTGAGATACCGGACGCGGCCTACACCGTTTCCATTCGGTATTACAAGACGCCGACCACCATCGCCAACACGTCCACGACGATAACGGTGCCGGAGCATTATCACGAAGCCTTACAGAAGATGGCATGGCGGCGTTTACAGGATTCCGGGTATTCGTCCATAACCGAGATACGGATTACGGATGAGGAAATCGAAAGGTTGATCGGGGTATGCGGGAGGGATGACGTTGGACGTTATGGCGGGTTCAAGATGAATCTGCCGCCGAGAACCACTACAATCAGAACGGTATGACAAGTAATGGAAAGAGGAAGAGCAGATTTTCAATGGGTGGATATTGCCACACGGTTTCCGGCCACGCTTGTCAAAGACATAGCGCCTGAGAAACTGCAGGACGGCCAGACCCCGGATGCTTATGGGATGGGCATTGACAAGCAAGGGGTTCTTTACCGTCTTGGGTACACCAATATCGGCGAACGAAGTTCAACCTGGGTTGTAGTTGGTACGCCTTTAAATCCTCCTGCATCGGGGTTGACTTGGAAGTATCAATTCAATCGGCTATGGGGCTACGCCACAAACGGCAACAAGCTGTACTACGGCGCTCCGGGTAACGTCTCAAATTACTTCGTTCAGGACATGGGATCGCTGCAAATTGATGCTGAAGACGGAAACATAACCGGGGTTTATCCTTTTGGTGGCAATCTTGGGATTGCCAAGGCGAGCAATTTATACGTCGTTCCGAACGCAGACAATACGTCGGGCGGGTTTTCTGCTGACATGGTAGCCGAACAAGGGGCAGGCAGCGAGGCCAATATGGTGGGGATGGGGGACGTTTTATTCATTGCCAATGCAAACGGGGTTTGGGGAACGAGCGGACAGGATTTACAGGAGCTTACAAGACCGATACGAGAAAATCTTGGTACAGTTAGCGGCGGCAGCATAGACGCGCTCAACGCTGATTTCGAGCGGGGCCGTATTATCGGATCATCTTCCAGCGCAACAGTTTTCGTAATAGAGCCTGGCGGCGAGGGGGGGGCAAGTATTTTTGCGTATGACGGCAGCGAGTTTAGGTTCACAACGCGGTCATTGATGGGGCCGACGGGTGGGCCTGTAGTTGTAGATAAGATCAGTCTATCCTATGAATATACCGGTGGTCAGATAGATGTTTCATGGCAGGTAAAGATCAATGATACATGGAAAGCCGTTGAGCGGGTTAGGCGAGGGAGTGACACGGAGCGGGGCCGGATAGAGCTGGCGACGAACAATGTTCTGGCTTGTAGGCGGTGGGCTATGCGGCTGACCGACATACCGTCTGGATTTTACATTCACCGGATACAGGCACGGGTGAAGATGGAAGGTGTTCTGGGATACGCTACCGAATAGGAGGATGTGATTATGCCTTGGCGAAACTATGACGAACAGATGGATTTACCACAACAAGTACCAGCACCTCCCGGAGGATTTGGATTCAAATATCGAAGTGATCCTAGATGGCATTTACAACCTGGCAGAGCGATTACAGAAAGAATCCCCGCGAAGGAACCAATACAGCAGTACGACCCTACGCGAGACGAGATGGCTTGGAAAAGAATTGAAGAATCAAGGATGCCGGAAAACCCTGTCCAAAGTCAGCCTTCTGTTCCATCCGACTTTGCTATGACAATGCACGCTGCGACGCGGGGCATGAGCGATGAGGACAGGACTGCGTATCTATCGAACTTCCGCAACCGGCTGGCAGAGCGGTTACAGAGTTACGAATGGCGGCTGACACGCGGGATTACGTTGAGCAAAGAGCAGAACGCGCTTTACAAGAAGCTGCTGGAGCAGTTGCAGACCTTGAGCGAGATGATGGAGACGCCGGAGCGGATCAGCAAAGCCGCCGAAGGGTCGCGGCATCCAGGGGGCCGGTCTTACGGTCAAAACATGGGATTGTGGAGTTAGGCCATGCCAAGCAACCGATGGGATACTGAGTTACTTGCCGCCAAATGCGTGTTGTTGGGCTATACCGTAGAGCCTAACGACATCCAGAACCAAGGCATAACGCGGGCATGGCGCGGCTTGAACATCGGGCAGGCCAACGCGATAAAGACCGTTCTTGACGCCCAGACTACCGTTACCGACCCAGTGATTGACGGCAAAATCTTTACCGGGACATGGCGGGTTGGGCAGGCAAAGATTGAGCGGATCGAGTCCGGGCCGCTGGCGGGCAGTCACCAAGTAGTCCAGACCATAAAAGAGGGGAACAATACCGCTTGCATGTCAGTATTGAACGAGCGGCTTGTGCGGTCGAGGGCGTATCCGTTGGAGCAGAACGAAAATGCTTGGATGTATTACGAGTTGATGCAGAAGGAAGAAACGAAGAAATGGACCGGGCTGAGTTATGCGGCGGCAGTCACTGAGTATGAGTATTTGTGGCAGATATTCCGAGCATCGGAAGAATCGAATCCAACAAGAGAACACCAGATTATTTACGCGGACACAACCGATATAACCGCTGGGCCATTACATTATCCGGGTTACGATTCCGGGGGCACCTTTACCAATCCCGTGGTCGGCAAGTATTACATTATCGGCGCAACATTAAATTATAATAAAACCCGTGTTATGCCGACCGTAACCGAGATAACCAACCCCGTGATAGATACATGGTACGAGGAGGAGCGGGACGGCAGCTATACCATATACCGGACATTGAAGTCCACGACGGCCACGCCGATCATGCGCAACCGGGTATTGCAATACGCGGGCATGGCGCGGGTCAAGGGGATCCCGGCTGTTGATGATGATGAAATCACAATTTACGGACTGAACCGTGCCACGGAAACGATTTACCAACACGCCAAGTTCAGAATCGGCAGCGACGTGTACCGGGTGACGGAGGATGCGACTGCGGAGGACGGGGAAGTCACGGTCAGCGTCACACCGCTTGTCACCGCCGCCACGGAAGACTTGTGTGACGCCGGGGTTGAAAACGAAACCCAGGTATATTTTGAGGCGTTATAGTGGACTATAACATCAAAGACGTGGAGAAGACCGTATCGGAGTTACGGCGGCAGGTTGCCGAAATGCAGCGGGTCATAGACCAGTTGCAGGTTAGTGAGTTTCGATATTTACCGGCAGAGGAACGATACGAGCAACGGGTAACGAAGTCGAACAGCAAGGGGCAGGTGAGTCATACGAGCTGGGATAAAGTGCCTATAGTGAGCGAGCCGGGTGACGTTTTACCGGACGGTGACGCGACGAACCGTTATTTGACATGGGACACGGTGGATGAGGAATGGGAAGCTGGAGTTCTCAAGTATCCAGAGGGTGACGCGACAAACAAGTTTCTGATATGGGATGCCGTCAACTCGAAATGGATCGCCGGGGACGTATTACCGGACGGTGACGCGACAAACAAGTTTCTGATATGGGATGCCGTCAACTCGAAATGGATCGCCGGGGACGTATTGCCGGACGGGAGTTCGACCAATAGATATTTGATATGGGACACGGTTACGAGCGACTGGATCGCCGGGGAATTGAAATATCCGGCAGGTGACGCCACAAACAAAAGTCTCGTGTGGAATACCGGATTGTCAAAGTGGATACCTGGCGAACCACCGATGCCTGAGTTACCATCGGGCGGCGGCTCGAATCAGTATTTGACCAAGAATAGCGGTGGGGATGTTATTTGGGACTATGTGAGGTGGCATTGAGTACGCCGTTCACAACTTTGACCAGCAGCACTGACTTGGCTTTATTGTCATGGGCCAACGAGATTGTGCTTGCATACAGTGAACGCAGGCAAGCTATAAAATTTTCAGCAGTTGATCCGCTTGCAGCAACGGAAGTAGCAACGTCGAGGGTTTTGTGGCGGGAAATGCAGGATTGGGTGGAAGTGCAATGTGGTAATTTTGTTAGAACTTCCACACCGGAAGTTGTTATGTACACGGTTGCCACATTGCGCGAGGATGCTGGGTTAAATGCCAATGGATTCACGAGACATACAGATACAGGCATTCAATACGGATTAATGGCCGGAGGAGACCATCGCGCTATAATCAATTTTCAAGAGTTGCAAAGGGTGTTCGGTGTAATGACAAAGACAAAAATTGAAGCTGTTTTTGAGAGTAGGAGTGGTGCTTGTGGTCTTGGCACAGGCGGTGCTGCTGAAGCAAAAGTAATAGCCCAAGAAAGATATGATAATGGCGAAGAAGATTTGGCTAATCTCGCTGGAGGTTTTACATACGCTGTAGATAACGGTTTTCCATCGTTTACATTGAGTGCGGCAAAAAGCTCAACTGAAGCCACATTGAAGGCGGAAGCTCCCACTGTTCCTAGTGTTAGTTACACTGCGGTTATTTGGGCGGCTGTAAGATATGGAGACGGGGGTGCGCAACAAACAGAATGGCGGTCAATAGGTAGCGACGGCGACACTTACGGGGAATCGGTAGCTCCAGAAGACTTTCCTGATTACGGTGGAGATAAGCAAATAATGTTGGATGGAGAATATATACAAAAATCCACAACTTCATTTTCCACTATGTATGCAGTTGTATCATGGGACTTCACCAACGCATAGGAGACTGAACATGCCATTACCATACGGAGTAGGAACATTTACGTTTCCGGGAGAGCCATCGCAATTTGGTTCTGCGTCTGCTAAGGAAATGAGTCAGTTATTGCAGCAGCCATTACTAAGCCCGACAGAGTTTCAGTCTTTACCGGAGCGGGTGCGTAGCGCGTTCCAGAATTACCGGAATTACGCGGCGTCATGGCGGATGCGTAAAGACGCGCCGAAGGCTGGAGACTTTTACCGAGCGGCAAAGTATGGCTCGCCGATACCGGAGCGCACTGGCCCGTTCAAACCGGCGGCGTGGCAGCCGGGGCCATCGGTCAAGATCGGTACTGAGGAACCCGGCGTCAGGCGTTACACCGATATTCAAGGACGGCAAACATGGCAGCCGACGGGCCGTGCGGCAACACCCGAAGCCGAATACGCCGCACAGGAACGCATCCCGAGAATTGACGAACAGCGAGCAGCCGAACAAGAGTCGCGGCGGTCGGCTGAATACCAGAGGCAGGTTGCTGGTGCCAAGCGAGCCACTATTTCACCGCAAGAGGCCGTGAAAATGGAGAAGGACGTGCTGGCCCGTGAGAAGGAAACGCGGATGAAGGATGCTTTGCAGAAGAAGGCCGACTTGCAGGAGGCAAGGCTCGAAGCGTCAGCGGAGCGACAGCAGCAGAAATTCGATCATGTCAAAGAGATGCTTAGCGAACGGCTCACAGGACAAAAGGAACTCATTACCGAACGCGGCAAGGAATCCGAACGGTTATTCCGTGCCCGCATGAAGTTGGGGAACGAATATGCCGTTTCGTTTTGGAAACAGCGGCGGGATGAAAGCCGGGATCGTGAGATGGTTCAGCGGGCTGATAGGATGGGGAAAGAAAAGCGGGATCGTGAGGTGGCGATACGACTTGCTGATTATCGCGCCATAAGCGGATTACTGGCGCAGAAGTATAGATCACTTGACGGTCGACTGAAAACCGAATATGACTCCGATAAAAAGGCGGAACTTGAGTCAGAACTTGTGGCACTAGGCGCGTTACAAGAAGAAGTCTATGCCGAATACTTAAGCGGCTTACGGGATACGCTTGGCGATATTCCTGCGGCTACGGTTGCTGCCTCGCCCGCGCCCGAGGCTACGCCCGTGCCCGAGTTTGCCACTGTAGAGGAAGCTGAAGCGGCCAACTTACCGCCAGGGACTGAAGTTATTATTGCTGGACGCCGCGCTATTGTGGAGTAAATATGGCTATTCGTTTCCTTGACGAGCCTGAACGGAAAGTGTCGCGGATTCGTTTCCTTGACGCGCCCGCGCCCGTTCCAGCAACCCAGCCGATTCCTGCCGCGCCCCCCGATCCCACCGTGGACGCCGAGTTGCCGTCGGTAAAGACGCAGCCTGAGCCGTTCGTCATGCCGCAGACCCCGGAAGAGGGGCTTGCCGAAATGCAGGCCGAGCTTACCGCCGAGGCCGAGTACCGCAAGGAGTTCGGCTGGCTGGAGAACCCGCCGGAGCGACTTGACCCCTACACGCAGAGCATTGTCGAGCAGATGCAGGCGGTGTGGGACAGCAGGGAGTTGAAGCCCGTCGAGCGGCTGGCAAGGTTGCGGCAGTTATACGAGGTGGCCAAGGCTGGGGCGGCCAAGCACACGGCGGCGACTGAGAAAGCTGTGGCCGAAGATACTTGGCTGGAAAAATACAAACGAAAAGTAATAGGGGATCAAGATTGGCAAGAGGCAATGCCGTTTCGCCCTCGTCGAGGCGCAGAGTTACAGGACGAGTTGAAGGAAGGTACGTTTGTCGGGGATGTGCGCAGAACATTGGCCGGAGCAAAGGTGGCCATTGAACAAATGGGATGCGCCATAGGCCAAGGATTGACCGGGTTGATTCCGGGCGACAACAAGGCGCAGAAGTGGTTTGCCGATAATATGCAAGGGCTTGCTGAACAAGGCGCGGCGATTGCAGACGAAATCCGCGAGCAGGGCGGCACGGCTGCGGTTGTGGCGCAGGAGATAGGCCAGCAGGCTCTTACGACGGCTATCCGGTTGGCAGCGTTGGGGATGCTGCCCAAAGCAACGGGGACGATTGCCAACGCCGCAAGGATGGCAGCAATAACCGCCGCCACAACCCCCGGCAGCGCGGCAGACCGTGCAATGGCGGCAGTACGGGTTGCGATCCTGATGTCAACCCCGATCCCTGCCAAGGCGATTACCAGACTGGTAGGCGCCACTGGCAAGATGGCCCCGGTCGTCGGGACTCTTACCGATACCATGCTGAATGTAGGTGGTGGTGTTGCGTTTGACAAGATCACGCAGTTGATGGGGCGCGACCAGAAGATTTACGACCTTGAAAACCCGGAGGTGCTGATACCCGCGTTGGTGCAGGACTTCCTGTTTGCACTGGCAACCGGCGGCGAGATCGTGCAAGCGCAGCGGGCAGCGGATCGGTTACGCGCACCGTTGGAGCAGGCTGTTGGCAAGGAACGAGCGGACGAGATTATTAAGGCGGGGATGCA